TCAGTCCTCCTCCTCCTTGGGATAGCTCAGACCCAGCGCCGAAATGGCAGCGGGGCCCTCCATCCGGGGGACAACGGCGATCCGGCCCTTGGTGGCCATTGGCGCGGATGCGGTTTCGGGATCCGGCAGATCCAGAACTGCCAAGGCGGCGGTCGCAGCCCCTAGATCGACAAGGCCGTCGACGTCCCAGTCCGGGCGCGCAAGGCTCGTTTTGAGCGCCGAAGGCAGGTCGGACGGGCCGACAAAACTGGCCAGCGCAAAGGCTGCCCCCTCAGAATTTCGCCAAGGCGACGCGCCGAAGGTCTGCATATCCTCGGGGCCCGCGCCAATGAACGCCGCGAGGTTGTTTGCCTGCTCGATCAGGCTTTCGTGAACGGCAATCGTGTATCTCATAGGCTGACTCCTATTTTTGCCGCCATGAAGCGCGTGGTGTTGCTGCTTGCGAAGGCGCTCGTTTCAGCTCCGCGGACGACCAGACCGTAGAGACGGCCGTTGAACCAGCGTTCGCCGGTCACGAAACCGCCGATGCCGAGCGCTCCATCCTGAAATGTCGAGGCTGCACCAGTTCCGCCAGTTACGACAGCGGGAGTGCCGCCATTGACTGACAGGCCCTGCGCGGCGCTTGCACCGATGTCATGCGTCGCCTCCAGCACGGTTGTGATCGGCGCGGCGCTGGTGACCATGGCATTGACCAAAGTCGTGTTTCCGGCAGTTGCTGCGAAATTGGGCGACCCGCCCGAAGACGGGGCATAGAGCGCGAAGGACCGCGCCCCGTGCGCGATCTGGTTCACGACCACGCCGCGCACCGCATCGCTCGGCTTGCGGACCCCGGCGAACAGGCTCAACCGAGAGGTAGCGCTCAAGCTCACCGAAGGGGTCAGCAGCAAATCGTCGATTCCATCGAAATTCAACCAGTTCAGGCTATCCGCTGTCTGATAGGTCGGTCGCCTGGCGCTGATGGGCTGGGCGGCATGTGCACCCGGCAATTCGCGCACAGAGATGGAGACAATACTGACGGCAGCCGCAGCGGAGTTTTCGAACCGAAAATCAATCACATCCGCCGCAGCCACTTGCCGCGCGTCGAAAACGCCTGTCGTCGGGTTGAAAGGAACATCGTTGATGCCTCCTGAGGTGTGCAGGCGTATTCCGATCAATCTGGAAAGGTCGCCGGATACCACGCCAGCGATGCGGTATCGTTTTCCGGCAACCAGGCCCACCGCAAACCTGAACCGTGGGTATCCGTTTTCCGTGCCCAGTGTCGGGTTCGTCATCGTACGCGTGATTGGGTCGTAGGCGCCGACTGAGCCGCCGGCGTTCGAGATCAAGGGCGTTGGCAAGGCTTCTGCAAGCTCAGGGCCGAGGCCGAGCCCGCGGCTCTTGTCCAGCATCAGCCCGACCGGTTGTTCATGCCCCGTGACAGGGGTGCTTCCGGCCGCGTCTTGATACAAGGTCGACAGATCGGAGGGATCGAACCAGACGCCCGCTGCACCGCTCTCGAAGAGCTGGAGCGGCGAATAGGGGCGCCCGATCCGGAGGCCGCGACCGGTCAGAGAAAGATCTCGAACCAGCTTCATCCCAGCACCAGCGCATGGATCCCCGCAGCCGTGGTTCCGGTCGCGCGGACCCGCATCACGCCGACCGGCAGGATCGTGAAGTCCGGCACGATCAGCGACCGGGTGTTGCCGGCCACTGTCACAAGTGACAGGGTGCCGCCCGTCTCGACATAGAGCGCTACCGCCACCGTCGCCAGGTCGGTGCCATCGTTCGGGACGACGGGCACGACATCGCGGGCAGGCCCTGTCAGGCTGCTGATTCGGTTATGAAACGGGTTATTCATTCCGGGTCCTCCAGGTTAATCCGAGGGGCCAGTCTGCCGAACAGACGTGACGAACCGAAGAACCGGGCGTCCGTTCCGTTAACCTCGCCGTAACCTGCAAGAGCGACTTGCGTTCGCGCAGCGTGCCTTTCTGATCCTTGCAGGCGGCCGGGCCGTCAGCTTAGTGCAAGGCTGCTTCTGGCACCGTCACGAAGGCTGTTGCTATTCGACGACGCCCGCGACCCGCGCCGATCTCTGGGCCGAGAAGTTTGCCGCGAATGTCAGACGCGATCGTGCATTACGCGTTACGTTGTTGGCCGATGGATGGTGCGTGGCAACGATATGGGAATGCGCGCAGCGCAAGCCGCGATCGGTCGAGCAGACTACTGCGGCAGTCGAGAAATGGCTTTTACGTGAAACCCGTCAGATTGAAATCGGCGAAGCGGACCCTGAATGATTTGTAGAAATTCGAAAGTACGCGGGTGAAGCGCTGCCGGGCTGATCGTCGATCCGATTTTCATGGCACGACCTATTCAAGGAGGCGGTGGTTCTGCCAGTTTGGCCTTGTCCGCATATATCGGATAGATATCAGGGAAATTGATAGTCATTTTTCCGAACCGTGGGGATTCGATGACAATCGAGAAGAGTGACGGAACGCAGGTTTTGGGCAGTCTAGTCGAGATTCAGCGGCTTGCACGTTGGGATCTGCATGCCCGAGCCTGCGCGCGCAGCACGGCATAATCCGCCAGCCATTCAGCAATCACGGCCTCCTCCGGCAGCACCGCCATTTCCTGTGCGACGCGCGCCTGCTCGGCCCGGCTGTACTCCACCACGGGTGGGCAGGCTCGCCGCGGGGTGTCAGAACTCCCCGCCGCGCAGGCGGTCAAGAAGATCGTCGCGGCTGCGAGGGCGGCGCGCGGCCGCGTCCAACATCTGGCGGTGAACGGCATCGTGACGCTCCAGTCGGTCGATCCGCTCGGCGGCGCGGCCGGCGCGCTCGGCCGTACGGCGAAGGTTGAGGATGAACAGGGTGATGGTGAGTGCGGCGAGGGCAAACCCTGCCGCTTGCCGCGCCCATGGCCGGGCCAGCAGCCCGACCGCGAATGTGCCCCACATCAGCGCAGGTCCTTCTTCCAGTCATCGATCCGCGCCCAGACGGCGACAGCGATCCCGCCGAGCGCCAGTGTAATGAACAGCCAGCGCAGGGTGTCGAGATACGGCACCAGTGGCAGAACCGCACCCTGTGCCTCAGCTAGTACCTCCTGTGCGAGCTCGACCCCGGCTGCGCCAACTGTTGCCACGCCCGCGGCCCCGGTGCCGCGCAGGGTGCGGCTTTGCGCGATGGCCTCGCGCGCTGGGCGTATCTCCGTCACAAACGGAACTTCGCGCACTGGAAACTGCTCGCCCCAACTGCGCGCCGGACCCAGATCGATATGTATGAAGCCGGAGCGGGGATAGGTGCCGAAGCCAAGGAAACCCACCGCGCGGGCGGCTTCCGCAAACGCAATCGGATCGTGGTTCGACATGGCAATATCAAACGCCGTGCCCTGCATGTGCTTGGAGGCCGGGGCCCCGCCAACGGCGCGATTGTGGCTGGGGCTGCGATAGGCGGAACGGACGATCAGCGGTTTGCCCAGCCGGTTGCGCAAGGACTGCAGCTTGTCCATGGCCTCGGTGTTGATCTTGATCGCCCCGGTGCCGCGGCAGGCAATTTCGGCCGGGGAAAAGCTCGGCCAGCGCCAGGCGCTCTCGGGCACGTCACGGAAATGGGCATAGGTTGTGGTCGGCATTGATGGTTCTCCAGAAATGCAAAACCCGCCTCGGGGGCGGGTGGGGTGGATCAGCAGGGTGATTTGGTCTCGGTCAGTCGGTGCGGCTGCGCTGGAACGCTATGAGCATCAGATCCCGCATGGCGCGGATATCCGTCTCGATGCGCTCTAGCCGGTCGGCATCGCCCTTGCGGTCTTCAGCGCGCTGGCGGTCCACGCGGTCGCGCTCGGTTAGCAGCTCGCGGTCCAGCCGCAACAGCATCGCGTCATTGGTGAAGGCGCGGCGCGTAACAGCGGCAAGGAGCGCGATGAAACCGCCGATCAACGCGGTGATGGCGGCGGTCAGTCCGTTGTCGCGGAAGGCCGCGCCGACCTCCTGCATCAGGGTGGTTCGTTCTGTCATGGGGATGTCCTTGGGTTCAGTAATCGGTCTCGACGTAGACACCGGAGCAGTCGTAGGCGACCGCCGCCGCCGTTGCGCCAGTGTTCATGTAGTTTCGCGGGCTGAGCAGTTGGGTGGCAGCGGGCATGTCGGTGGTTATGGTGAACTCCACCGCCGCTCCGCTGACTTCTTCGACCACCCGCACGCCGATATCCGACCCGTTTGGTGCGGCTGCGATGTAGAGCGTCAGCACGTTGGTCAGGCTGTTCACCGGGAAGCTGGCACCGAGGTCGGTCAGGCTTGGGGCGCCGGAGCCATCGTTGCGCACCAACTGCCAGTTGGTGTGGGTGCCGCGCTGGAAGCCGATGCCGATGCAGTTCAGCACTGTGGCCAGCGTCAGGGTGGTCGCCAACGCCGAGATTGATCCATAAAGCCCGAAAAACCCCATTCCAGTTGCCTGCAAAGCGGTCAGCGACAGGCGGTTGACGTAGTTCCAACCACCCAAACCAGCGACATTGCCGCGCCAGCAGACCCAACCCGCCGAGCGTTCCTCGGCCACCGCATCAACGGTTGCCGCACTGGTCACCCGCCAGCGCCGCATGCTGGATGACAGGTTGGTGGTAGTCAGTGTCGGCGTGGCAACAGTGCCGACGGCGGTGCGGGGCATACCGTTGGTGTTGACGGTGGTGCTGGTCGACGGGGCCCATGTCGCGATCCGGTTGACCCCGAAATGCGGCTGCAGCGGAAAGAACCGGCCCGAGGGGCGCTGCACATCCAGCCATCCGGCCCCGGCGCGGTCGCGTGCATAGACAGCCAACTTGCCTGCTGGTGGTGGATCGGGCGCGGCGGGCAGGGCGGGGATCACCAGCGGCTCGGGCAGTTCGACCCGGCCAGATGTGTGGTCGATCCGCATCGCGTCAAAAAAGGTCGAGCCGTTCGGGCTGACCTTGAAGCTGAAATCGTCGTTGCCCAAGAGGCCGGTCAGGGCGCGGGCGGAAAATCCCGTCTTGAAGGCGAAGGCCGCGTCATTCCCGGCGGCGGCCTTGTTGACGGTCGCCTCGATCCCTGCGCCTGCGTTGTTCAGCAGCACGGCAGGGGTGTTCATCGACAGGCGGTTGTAGCTGTCGGCTGTGGCCCCGCCGAGTCCGAGCAGCTGGGCGGTCAAGTTTGCTTGGGGCATTCCAACCTGCGTGACGGCGTTGGCGAAGGTGACATTGGGCGAGTTCACCACGGTCGTGCCGCCCGCGCCTGCCGTGGCGGACCCAATGTTGATGACAGTCGTGGATCCATTCGCCCCGCCAGTGCCGAGGTTCAAGGTCTTGGTGACGCCGGTGGTCGTGGCTCCTGTGCCCATGCCGTAGGTGGAGGTCGTTGTTGCCGTGCCGATGGTGGCCGCCGCCGCCGAAACTGTGACAGTGCCTGAGGCCGTCAGCGTGCCCGAAAAGGTCTTGTTGCCGCTGAACGTCTGGGTGCCCGCGAGGATCGCCAGTTCCGACGAGGTGTTCGGCAGCGTGAAGGTGCGGGTTGTCCCGGTGCTGATCCCCGACAGCGAGAATGTCGCCCGCTTTGTCGGATCGGCGGTGTTTACGAGGCTGAAGACGCTGTCAGGAACATCCACCGGTTCGCCAACCGGATCCCAGGCGCTGCCGTTCCAGACCAGAAACATCTGTTCTGCCGCGATCCATGCCAGCCAGCCCGGGCGCGGCACCAGCTGCATCCAGACGCCATCGACCCAGAAGGCCACGTTCAAGTCCCAGCCCGACCAGAGACCGGTCGCGCCCGACGCCACGATGTGCCGGTCACCATCGGTCGGGCTGGCAGGTGGGGCGGTGCGGGTTCGGTCGAGGACCGACAGTTGCACCATGGCGTCCAGCAGGCGCAGCGCCTCATTGTGGGTGACATGCTTCTGGGCCTGCGATGCCAGAATATAAGGCAGCAGAAGATGGGTGGTGATGTCGGACATGATCCTGCTTTCAGAATGTGAGCGTGACAGACCGCCCAGCGCCCCGGCCGATCAGGGCCGAGAGCTGATAGATGCGGATGGCGAGGAATTGGCCGGGCCCGAGGGGGGCGCCCCAATCGGCGGTCTGCTGGGCGGTGGTGTAAAGGACGCTAGTCGTTGCAGTCGTCAAGGAACGCTTGACAACTGACCCGTCCAGAATGTCGACCTGATATGCCTCAAAGTCCTCAGCCAGCGGCACATCGCCCATGCCCCAGGTGTCAGCGGCCAGGGATCGCGACCGGCGCGTCCAGCGAATGGTCAGATCGCCGGGGCTGCGGGCGGTGCGCCACGGCTGCTCGACATGCGCGACCGAAAACGGCCGGAGCCCAGCGCCCTCGGGGGTGAAACTGGTGGCAACAAAGGTTTCATCGCTGACCGGACGCGAGGCTGGGCCACTGCGCCAGTTCCATGGCAAGCCGAGGTCGGCCTCGCTGATTGGCAGCGATGCAAGCGCCGTGTCGAGCACAACGACTCGCGCGCCGGTCGGCACCATTCTGACCATCGCCCCTTCGGTTCCACGCTGCCCGCGCAGGAGGCGGGACAGGCGATATCGGCCGGGTGCGATCAACTCAGCCGATCCCGCCTGGACGATCTCCCACTGCCCAGCGCCGGTTTCCACGGCCAGCGCGTTCGATCCGCCCAGCAAGGTGATGTCCGTGACGCTTTCCAGCGTGCCCGAGAACAGATCGACCACCAGCGCATTGCCCAGATCGAAGCGCGACACCGGCCCAGCAAAGAAATCTGCCACCAGCACACCCATGCGCGCCCGCGACTGAGACGTGGTCAGCAGCGCAAAACCATCTGTCGCGGCGCTGCGATAGACGGCGATTGCGCCCGGCCACGGCTTTGCATGGGCGGCGACAAAGGGACGATGCGCAGGTTGATCTTCGCGCAGTTGTGGCAGATCCAACAACACGACATCGGGTGAGCCGAATACCGTTGGCGTTGCGAGCGTGGCCGGGCGAGGATCGCCGGGCGGCAGATCATAAACGGCACGGTCCTGGCGCACGGCGTCGATGCTGCGCAGGTCGGAGTCTGCAATCGAGACCAGCCGCATTTCTGTCAGGCGGCCATCGTGATCGAGCAGGATCACATCGCAGGGATCCAATGCCAGACGTGACGGCGGCAGTCGGAACACCGCAGTTTCCCGGCCGACCCAAGCCTCCATCAGCGCGCGGCGGCAGCGCCGTTCGGCTTCTTCGGGGGGCACCGCCATCGGGAAGCTTTCCGAGGCGATGCGCGTGGTGTCGACGGTGATCCGCCGCGCTTCGACCTGTGCCGCGTCATAATCCTCATCCGCCCGAGCGACTTGCCACTTCAAGGCCTGCGGCAGTTCGGTTTCCTGTGCGCGGGTCAGTTCCATCACATCGCCCTGTGCGGAAGCGGGCGCGACCATGCTGTCGGGTGTGACCGTGGCACTTGCGATCCGCCCCCGCATCAGGAACTTGATGCGCCCTTCGCTCTCCATGGCATCGAAGCCGAAATGCCGGGCCAGCGTCGAGATCGATGCGCGCGGGGCTTCCAGCGCGGAAATCACATAGCCCTCGACCGCACCCCAGAGGCCGGTCACGTCGATTTGTGTCTCCGGCATTCCGGCCCGAAAACAAAGGTGCCGCACCAGCGCTGCAAGCGACACCGCACCGAGCCGACCGGTCAGCCAGTGCCCGCGCCGCCAGTTGGGGCCATCGGTCCAGACATCGGTCAGGCCGGGAAAGAAAGGATAAGGCCGCGCGTCCCAGGTCCAGGCCGCGCATTCCGGAACGTTGACCATGCGCGCGCCGGTCACGCCCGACACAGGGTTGTTGGCTGGTGCTGACCAAAACAGGTAGGTCGCTTCGAGATAGGCCCGCTGGATCGCATCGTCCCGCCAGCCGCGTGAGAAGTAGGGCGTGTAGCTTTCTGACGACTTCGGGTCGAAGAACACGTTCGGCTGGTTGGTGCCGCGATCAATCGCCGGGCAGCCGAGTTCCGTGAACCAGATCGGCTTTGACTGCGGCACCCATGCGGTGGGCGCGCCGCTCTCACCGCCACCCGGACGATTGTAGTGGGCGTTTGACCACCAGGCGCGCAGATCCTTGAAGCGGAATACCCATGGTTTGCCCGCGCCAGCATCGGTGATGGGCGTTCTGATCTGCGCGGACCGGTCGGCAGGGCTGGCGTAGAACCAGTCAAACCCCTCGCCACCGGTGATGTTGGATTGTAGATAGGCACGGTCATAGATCGCTGAGGCCAGCGCGGCGTCAGCGTGATCAAAGCCGTCGCGCCAGTCCGACAACGGCATGTAATTATCGATGCCGATGACGTCGATGTTGGCGTCCGACCAGAGTGGGTCGAGGTGGAAGAACACGTCGCCCGAGCCGTCGGCAGGATGGTGGCCGAAGTATTCCGACCAATCGGACGCATAGCCGATCTTGGTCCCAACGCCGAGGATCGTGCGCACATCGGCAGCGAGCGATTTGAAGGCGGTGACTGAGGGGTAGGTGCTGGCGCCCGAGCGGATCGTGGTCAGGCCGGGCATTTCCGACCCGATCAGGAAGGCGTCCACGCCCCCGGCGGCTTTGCACAGATGCGCATAGTGCAGGATCATCCGGCGCAGCGACCATTCCCCGACAGGGCCGGTCCAGCTGACGCTCTCGCCCGATACCGCGAATTGCGCCGGGCTGGCAGCGCCGAACAGCGCCGCGACCTGCGTGGCGGCCGGGGCGGCCTTATCCACCGAACCGGCGAAACCTGCGGCTGGCGAGCAGGTGATGCGCCCGCGCCAAGGGAAAGTGGGCTGGCCCAAGGTGGCGGCATCGGCGCTATAGGGGTTCGGCTTGGTATTGCCGGGCGGCACGTCCATCAGGATGAAGGGATAAAAGGTCACACGAAGCCCGCGCGCCTTCATCTCATGGATAGCCTGCACCACAGCAAAGTCGGCTGGCGTTCCGCCGTAGACGGGACGATCCTCGGGATCACGGCTCACCAAGAATGCATCTGCGCGTGCGACACCGTTCACGGACCACGGCGACGGCGTTGTTGTCTTCGCGGCAACCTCGACGCCCGGACGTACCTTGCAACTGCCCGCGCGCAGGTCATCGCCGAACCAGGCCACCACCAGCGACACACTTTCCACCGCCGGGGCCATGGCCTGCAGCCGATCCAGCGCCACAACAATATCGGCGGTATCGATGATCGCATTCAGGTTCTCGGCAACCGTTGTGCCGCCCGAGGGCTGACCAAAGCCGATGGTCGTGCCGCCGCTGGTCTTTTTGACGGGCACGGTGGCATAGCTGAACTCGCCCGAGGCCGGGATCAGCGTCACAGCCTTGACTAACCCCTCGGCGGTGTCAGCATCGGCCAGCGGCCGGAATACCTCAAAACTGATCTGTGGCAGGCGGTTGCCGAAGGGGCTCAGATCGAGTTCCTCAAACACAACATAGGCGGTGCCACGATAGGCGGGGGTGTTGACCACCCCCATCTTGGCCGAAATGAACGGATCAGGGCTTTGCGCCTCGTCTCCGGGATACCAGCGCCAGGTGACGCCGGTCATGTCCATGGCCTTGCCGTCGGCCCAGACACGGCCAATGCCGGTGATCTCGCCCTCGCAGAGCGCCACGGCGAAGGAGGAATAATAGAGGTATTCCGTGGTTCTGACCTTCGGACCAAGGCCTTTCCCACCGCCCTGACTGGTGGTCTTGATCACCTCGCGAAAATCCGTGGCCCAGATGATGTTGCCGCCAATGCGCATGCGGCCGAACAGGCGCGGGATCACAGCACCTTCAGTCGAGGATGTGATGCGCAGACTGTCGAGCCGCGCGCCCTCGATCCGTTGGGCCGGGGCTAGGGACGAGACGATCCAACTGTCGACCACCGACCCGATGGTCGAGCCGATAAAACCGCCGATCGCTGCGCCGGAAAAGCCGAGGATGGCCCCGCCAAATGCGCCGCCAATCGCGGAGCCGACGGCGCCGAGAACAAGAGTTGCCATAATGAAAATCTCAGATGCTGCTGGGGAGCGGAAACACGAAAGCAAAGGCAATGCGCCGTCGCCATGCCGGGGTCAGGACTTCCTCGACGACGCCCAGCCGTTCATAGGCATGGATAAAGATGTTAGCGCTGGTGAGAATGCCGACATGCTTGGCGATGGCGCGTGGGGCCATCCGGAACAGCAGCAACGCGCCGGAACTGGCGTTTAAGGGAGCGATCTCCGGCATCATCTGGCGCGCGCCTTCGGCAAGCACCTCTCGCGGGCCGGTCTCGCCCCAATCCCGGCTATAGGGTGGGATCGGGAACGGCTCATCGCCCACCACCTCGCGCCAGACGCCGCGCGCGAGGCCGAGGCAATCGCAGCCGACACCGCGCAGGCTGGCTTGGTCATGATACGGCGTGCCGAGCCAGGAGCGGGCAGCCGCGACAACGAGTGCTGCATCGGCGATCATCACAAAACGCCTCCTTCGTGGCCGCCGTCTTGGCTGGCATAACGCAGCACCGCATCTTGGCCGGGGATGTTGGGAAAGCCTCTGAAATTTGAGATATTCGCGAATTTGGCGCTGCAGGTCGCGATGCGCTTGTCGCAACCCGCGCGGGCGATGAAACTGTCGCCTTCGGCGATGGCGCGCACTGGCGCTTCCAGCAGGGTCAGGGTGACGATGCTGCCGTCCAGCCCGTGTCCCAGCACCTCGGTGACCCGCCCCGCGTTCGCGCCGCTCGTCCAGGTAATTGTGCCGGAAGTGAACCATCCAGCGTCAAACCCGGACAGCCCTGAGGCCATGAAGGCCCGTTCGCGCAAGGTGTCGGTGACAACGCCCGTACCCTTGTAGACGGCGTTTTCCAGGTCGATGCCGCAGCGCGCATCGCCCAAGCGGGCGTCGCACCCCGCCTGAAACGTCCGCCCAACCGTCTGGCCCAGCACATGGGCGAGGCTGCGCACCTCTGCCACAAAAGCCATGCGCCCGCGCCGGATTTGCCCGACCGCACCCCGGCGCAGCAACACCCGCTGGCTCGTATCGGCCCAGTTCACCCGCCAAAGCTCCACAGCGGCATTGTCCCAGCGCCCATCGAGAATATCAGTTTCCGTGATCCGGTCCGAGGTCAGCACGCCGGTGGCATCTTGCGCATCAACCGCCAGATCAGAGCCAGCGCGGATTTCCGAGGCGGCAAATCCGCTTTCAGGTTCAAAGTAGGTGCCATCAAAAGCGAGGGCGCGATCATGATCGGTGAAGCCCAGTGCCACGCCGTCCGCGCGCGAAATCCTCCAGCACCAGGACAGGGTGGTGGTGCCATCATCGAGATGGGCCTGTAGCGCAGGGGAGAGGGCTTTCATTCTTTACGTCCGTTCCGTAGTTGAAATGTAAAGCTGTTGTCTTTACATATGGGGTGAATTCATCGCAGGAGAATCCGAAATGGTCGCCATGACACCCAATGAGGATGCCCAGCGTCGGTCGCTGATCAATCTTCGCGTCACCCCTCGGGACCGCGATCTGATCGACCGTGCTGCGGCGGCACTTGGCAAAAACCGCTCGGAGTTCATGATGGAGGCCAGTCGGCAGGCCGCCGAAGATGCATTGTTGGATCGCACGGCGTTTCGACTGGATGCCGATCAGTTCGGAGCCTTCATGGCGCAGCTGGACGCGCCACCCGCACCGAACGAACGCTTGCGCAAGTTGCTGGCCACACCCGCCCCATGGGACAAGTGACGTCCGGTGAGGGGCCTCTGACAGCACCCGAACCCCTGAACGATACCCATCAGGTTGATGCCTTCGCTTCTGGCGCGCCGACGCTTGACGCGTGGTTGAAGCGCAAGGCACAGGCCAATCAGGCATCCGGCGCATCACGGACCTTTGTGCTCTGCCGGGGCCATAGGGTTGTCGGTTTTTATGCGCTGGCAGCCGGATCGGTGAGCCACGATCTGATGCCGCGCAAGCTCAAGCAAAACATGCCGGACCCGATCCCGGTCATCGTGCTGGGCCGTCTGGCAATTGATGCGTCCGAGCAAGGCAACGGTCTTGGTCGGGCGCTGCTGCGCGATGCCATGCTGCGGATCACCGCCGCTGCACATGAGGTTGGCATCGCGGCCATTCTTGTTCACGCTCTGAATGACCGCGCCAAAGCATTCTATCTTGATGCCGGATTTACTGAGACGACAGCAGAGCCGATGACACTGTTTGCCCGCATCAAGGATCTGAAGGCGATGATGGGCGAGGCATAGCGTTTCATCTGCGGATCTCCAGCAGAGGGATAGAGGTGATCGACCCGAGCCGTTCAAAGTCGAGGGTGACGTCCAGCGTGTCGCTGTCGAACCGCACCGGCACATCGAATTCGAAACCCGCCGTGATGGCGATTCCAGCGCCGGGCGGGGCGGTGAAGGTGACGCTGCCAGTTGTGGTATCGACGCTCCAGCCGATCATCTGCTCGACCCCGTTCAGCGCCAGTCGGACGCTGCCTGCCACCGGTTTGGCAATGGCGCGGGTCCAGCTTTGCGCGCCGGAAGTGTAGCGCTTCAGAAGCGCGAAGGTGGTGACTGCCCCGTTGCCGGTGCCGATCGGCTGGTCCGTTGCGGCCACCGCTTGCGACGGCCGGCTGGATTTGTAATCGGCCCAATCCTTGGTGCGAAAGCCGTGCAGGCGACCGTTCCGGGCCTCGAAGAAGGCAACCACCGATGCCAGGTCATCAGCGCGGCGAATGCCATAGGCGACGTCGTAGCGGCGACGCGAATTGGCCCAGCTGGCGTTGCGTTCCTCGTCACCGCTGGCCAGTTCCACGATCTGGGTGCGCCGTTCTGGCCCGCCCCGAGCGCCCCGGCTGATATTGTCGGGAAAGCGAACCTCATGAAACGCCATTACATGCCCCTCCGGCCCAGCGACACGGCGCGGGCAATGTCTGCCGCGACCTGCGTGCGCGATTGCCTGAAGCTTTCAGCGTCGCGCGACATGATTGTCACCGAGATATTCGGGGCGGCGCTCTGCCCCTGCCCGTATCCCGCCGCCTCCCGACGCGACAGAACCCGTTCGCCTCGCTGCAGGATTGCCGGAACCTCGTCCGGGCGCAGTCCTGCCCAGCCACCGGAATGCATGCGCGGGGCATTAGCGAAGGCCAGTGCTGGCACCATTCGGCCCGGGCCCGGCGATCCGACCACGCCACCGGCGTGCAGGATGTTGGCGAACAGCCCGCCCGCCCCGCCCAGCGCGCCAGAGAGTGCATTAGCAATCGGGCCAAGAATGAAGCGCCGCGCCGCCAGTTTGGCCAGATCGGCGATCATCGAGGTGACCAGATCACGAAAGTCGAGCTTGCCGGTTTTGACGAATGTGGCCACGGCGTTCTCCGCGCTCTGGAAGGCACTGACCAGTGCCTGTCCGATATCGCCCCCGACGTCGCGCGCCTTGGCGGCATAGTCGGCGAGTGCGGCTGTGACCGCTGCCCAGCCGGTCAGGGCGGTGTCTGCGCCCTCGGCAGCCGCTGCCCCTGCCGCGCGACCAGCTGCCCCGGCGCGACTTGCCGCACCGCCCGTGTCGTCAAGTTCGTCGCCCAGCGCGCTGGCGGCAGAAGCGGCACCGGCCAGCGCAGCTTCGGCCTCCGATCCGCTGTTGGTCATTGCATCCTTCAGCGCTTGCCAACTGGCCAGTGGGCGGCCTGCGGCATCGGCGAGCATTCCAGCGGCTTCGCGATATCCATCGGCGCGGGCGCGGGCATCCTCGGCCATGGCCCCAAGGCCGAGGTCGGGCGGTTCCAGATAGGTGCGCTGCAGTGCCGCCGAGAAAGCATCGGCTGCGGCGGCACCGGCCGCCTCCGCTGCGCCTTCAAACGGGTTGCCGATCCGGCTCAGCCCCAGTGGGTCGAGCGTGCCGATCCGGACCCCGCCTTCGCCAGTCGCCCATTCCGGCAGCAGCGCCAGTGCTGCGTTTAACCCGTTGATGAAACTGTTGATCCGGGTAACGACACCATTCAGCATCGCCTCCACGCCAGAGATTAGCCCGTTCGCGGCCTGGAACGCGAAATCTCCGATGGCACCGGGCAGGCTGCCCCAGATGGCGACCGCCGCGTCATAGGCCCCCTGGAAGATCGCCGCCGTGCGATCACCAAAATTCACCACGTCTGCGATGGTCCCCTCCAGCGCCAAAAGCCCCGCCGCCTTCAGCCCCTCCCAGCCTGCCGCCATGCGCGCCAGCGCCCCGTCGAGCGCCAGCCCCATGCGCGACCAGACCTCTTTGGCGAGATCGCCCAGTAGGCGGAACGCCTCTCCCACGCCGCCCGCCCCGGCGACCAGCCTGGTGAACTGATAGACCAGTTCTCCCGCACCGACGATCAGCGCGCCTATGCCAGTGCGGATCAGCGCCCCGCGCAGGACGACCAGTGCTGTGGCCAGCCCGCGCACGGACAGCGCGGCCATGGCCATGCCCGCCACCCAGCGCCCGGCCATGAGGCCTGCGAACGTGGCGGCATAGGTCGTCAGCCGCCCGATATTGTCAAACAGCGCCTTGATCGCGATCCCCACCGGCCCGGTGGTGCGCGCGACAGCGGCCAGCGCATTGGCCACCGCCTCCAGCGCCGGGGCCGCCGCCACCGCCAGCTGGTTCGAAACGCCTCGCCAGATCAACCCCAGCCGAGAAATCGCATCATTGGTGCGTTCGATCTGGTCTGCGTCCTGCTCTGAGACGACAACGCCAAACGCAAGAACGTCCTCGGTCGCCTGGCGCAGTGTCGCAGTGTCGATCCGGGTGAACACCAAGGCCGCCCGGTCGCCGAACAGCTGCGAGGCGACAGCGGCGCGCTCGGCCTCGGGGACAAACTGGCCCAGCGCCTCCTGAATGGCCGCGATGCGCCGGTCGAGCGGCATGCGCTGCAGGTCTTCGGCCGACAGCCGCAGACGCTGCAGGGCGTCCACGGCTGGGCCGGTCCCGGCTGCCGCCTGTGACAGCCGCCGCGTCAGCTGCACGGTGGCCTGTTCGACCTGACCCATCGACACGCCCGCCAGATCGCCTGCGCGTTCCAGCACCTGAATGCTGGCAACGGTGGTGTCGAGCGAGGCCGCGAGCTTGGCCTGCGCATCCACTGTTTGCAGGCCAGAGCGGATCATCGCGGCCCCGGCGGCGGCCAGCGCGGCTGTGGCGGCGGCCGCAGCCAGTGTGGCACGACGGGCAAAGGCCGCGACGCGCGCATTCGCCATGTCCATCTCGCGCGAGAGCCGCCCGAAGCCGCGCGCGCCCGCTGCACCCACGCCCTCCAACTCGGCGCGCACCTGGCGGCCGCCTTCGGCGACGAGGCGCACGGATACGCGTTTTTCAGCCATCGCGGCCTCCTTCCATCTGTTCGTTGAGTTTGCGCACCATCACCGCCTCGATCTCGGGCAGCAGTTCGGCGGCGATCAGGGTGTCGATGCCCAGCGCTGCCGCAAGGGCGAGGGCCGCGCCCATGTCCCATCCGAGCACTGCGCCAGGGATTACGCGCAGCTGGCCTCCGAGGCGGCCGACCAGATCCCAGACCTGCCAGCCGTCCAATGTCTGGGGTTGATTCAGTTTCGTGGGGCAGTCGGGGCAGGCAACTTGGCAGGCCGCGCAGTACCGGTCGCCCCCGCCGAAAGACCAGTCGGCGAGGGCGCGGAGACGTTTTTTTCCGCGTCCAGGATCAGACCTTTGGCGACGTATTGGGTCTGGAACGCCTCAAAAACCGGCCAGATTTCCAGCAGGGCGTCGATGCCCTCGGGGCTGACAGGCACGATGTTGCCCACGTCATCACCGACGCCCTCCCAATCCAGCACGGCGCGACGCGCGACAGATTTGGCCATGGCGAGCGCCAGGTCTTCCTGGCTCGCGCCTTGGGGCAAATCCTCGATGGATGGATCGGCGCGGGCCGAGACCATCAGGGCGGTGGTCAGGGGCCCCACCAGAAGGCGCAAGCCGGGGGCGAGGTCCAGCCATTCGGGGGTGGCGGTCAGGTTCAGGCGGATCATGGTCAGTAACTCACAATGCTGTTGATGAGGACGGCGGTGCACATGCGGGCGGGGCTGGCGGCTTTCGCTGCTTGCCAGTCAAAACTGGCCTGCACGCCCTGCGGCCCGGAAATTTCGATCCGGGGGCGCGGCAGGTAAACGGCGTGAACGGTGAAGGTGAAGCTTTCGCCAGAAGGCAGGACGTAGGCGAAGCTGATCTCGCAGGGATCGCCGTTGATCGCCTGCGTCACCAGCGTGCTATCGGCGAAACGCACCTCAATGCGGCCGGTAAGTGCTGCGATGGACGGGTCGGCCCCGTCGATCTTACCGTCGCTGCGGATGGTCTCGATCCGGTCGAGGTTGTTGGCATAGGTGATTTCTGCCGACACCACGTTGCCCAGCGCAGAGCCGTTTCGGCTGATCGCGCCGTTGAAATGGCCAAACCGCTTCAGCGCCAGTTCAGCAGGCGTGCCCGCGCCAGTTGTCGTGGCGATGGTCTCGCCTTGCGCCACCAACCGGGCAGTCGCGATCAGCAGGCCCGAGCGTTGCACTTGCCACGACAACTGGTCCAGCACACAGCCCGAATACATGGCAAAGCGCGGCACCTCTGGCATGGCGGTCTCGATCGACATGCTGGGTATGACCCACGATCCAGACTGAAACTCATGAGCATAAGGTGCCGCAGCACCTGTGGTCGTGGGATCGCCGAAGGCTGCCTTGAGCCAAAAGCCGAGGGCCTCGGCATCGATCGGCACCATCACATCGCCATCGGCCGTCACCGCGTCCTTGATCGGCGCGAGAGGATCGCGGCCATAACCCAGCAATTCGCTGTTCAGAAGTGGCTGTTCAGACCCCAGCGAGGTGCTGGCGAAGGGCATCTTCGTGAAACCGCTGACCGGCGGGGTGCCGTAAACGGTCTCATACGCAAGCGCCATCTGCGCCCGCGCGCCTTGTGCACGTGCCATGTCTTTCTCCTAATGATATGGGGTGTCAGGCCAGCGGCCCGGTGGTGGTGTAGTGCAAAGCGACAGTGATCACCGCTGCCTTGAGTGCCGCCGCGCCCTCGATGGGCAGGTCGACCGAGGCCGGGGCTTCGGGTTCAACCCAGTCGCATAACCCGCCGAGCGTGCGGTCGGCTTCCAGCGTTGTGCCGATGGCGGCGATCAGGCTGTCGAAGGCGCTGGCCCGGTCGGTTCCGGCCTGGATGACGACCTCCAACTCGGCGCGGTGTTGATAGTGATAGCGCAAGGGCGACAGCGTCACTTCCGGCTCGCCCGGCTGGCCATCACGCAGGATGATCAGCCCCGCAGGTGGGATCCGCTCGGGCAAAACCTCATCGCGCAGGACAAGGGCGGAAAGTGGCTGCAGGCGGATAAGCAGGGCGGCGACGATGGTTTCGCGTGTGGTGGGCATGGGGTAATATATTCCATCCATATCAAGGTAAGCAGATCGCCATGTCCCGAATCAAACTCTCGATGCCACTCCCGCCCGAGCTAACGGAGTGGCTGGGCGATGTGTTTCCAGCCTGGCTTCAACTGCCGCAAGAAGCCTTTTACAAAATGATCCCGTTCAACGCTGCTGAATCTCCAATCCAAATTCAATATTCAGAACATGCAGCAGAAATTGGCCGATCCCATATTTTTGCAAACCTGAATGTGTTGCTGACCCTTATCTCGGAGGCGCGGGTTTGTTTGGATCCTGATTCTACCCTGACCTCGGACAGCCTTGAATTGCTTTTGCAGGCGACACATTGGCCGAATTATGACTATGAGCTGATCAAGGGGATTTCACGGCCTCTCCACGAAGGTATCATCGGTCCCTTGGATTTCTTGAAAGCACTCGCCTTGGAATGCGACCTGATCCAGATTGAAGAGGATCGCATCGAAATTCGTGACAACGGGCTTCGAATGCTTAAGAACCAAACCGATGTTGCTCTTGTTCGGCGTGTGTTCGAGGCGATTTTCTCCAAAGTAAATCCACGCAACTTGACGAAACTGGCGCATCCATGGGTGCAAGAACAGAGTGGCATTATGCTCTGGGCGCTGTCGATCACGGCAGACAAGCCTCGCAGTGCAAAAGAACTGACCAGATATTGTTTTGTTCCCCCAAAGCAATTCTTCGATCATCGACTGAGCACTCTCGACATTTATATGCGTGCCGTTTTTCTGGCCCCGCTTACTTGGCTTGGGTTGCTGGAAACGCAAACCGTCGAGGCAACCGATGCGAATGTTCAGGGTTTATTGTACAAGAAAACAGCCCTGTTCGATCAATTCATCCAGTTTGATTTTGAACGTTTGCAGCCAGTGGAACGCGCCAACTGAATGCCTTCTCGCAAGCGTTCATAGATAATCAGGCGGTGGTCAGGGCCTCTGACTGCCCCAATTCGCCACTATCAGGCCCGGCACGCCGTCCACCGCCCGCTCTGCATCCCGCGCCAGATCCAGCCGCTTGCGCAGCTTGACCTGTGGTACCAGCAGGAAAATCGGCACAGTTGCCACGCCGCGTCCGGTCTTGGACTTGGATGCGACAGCCCGACCTTTCGAATTCAGCCGCCCCTCGGCCACCAGCAGGCTTGGCCCGCGACGGCGGTAGATGAACCGCAGGCGAAGCCCAGTCCGACGTTCCCACTCGCCCGGGGTAATGCGCCCGCCCTTGCTGCTTTTGCCTGCTGCTGGCGTGGGGATTGCCAGCCAGAACCCATCCTTGGAACGGATCAACGGCCCTGTGTCATGCGCTCCAATGATCACCGGAGCCTTGGACCAGACTAGCGCCGCCGCATTCAGGCTGTCACTTGCCTTGGGATAGGTTGCCAGGCGGATCGAATTGCCCAGCCTTGTGCCGAGCCCCGCGCCGGTGATCTGCCCGCGCCAGGCAGATTTCAGGGAGGTGCCCGCCTCGCGCATGGCGGCAGTCACGGCGCGTTCTCCGGCTGCAACCTCGGCCGCCATCATGGCGACAATGTCAGGGTCAATGGCGAGCTTCAGTTTCATGCGGGGCGCAAATCCAAGGTCCAGACAAGCCGCTCGCGGTCGCGGACGGGCTCACCCTGAATGAGGAAGGCCTCGGAAGCGATCTCGATCCGTTCGCCGGGGCGCGGGTTGGGGACCTCGGCCACTCGCAGGTCGATGCGGGTGGTTTCCGACCAGAGACGCGCGTCGCCGAACGCGGTGATGTCGTCCGCGCGGCGCATGACCGCGCGGACGAGGACGGGCGTTCCACCGTCGGCGACATAGACCGCATCTCGGGCGATGTTGGGATCGCAGAAGACGTTGTCGATGGCAGCGATAAAAACGGACATGGGCAACCCCTCAGTTGGCGCTGAAGAGCCGGATCGCAAGGCGCGGGCGCTTGTTGACCGGCAGGATCGATCCTTCCGTCATCAGGTCGATCCAGCGGCCCTTGGCGTCCATCATCTGGCGGGCATAGAGCGGCAGGCCGATGGTATTGGCGGTTTCCAGCAGGTTTGCGGGTCCGCCATAGGTGGTGAAGGTATCAAACGTGCCCATGGGAAAGGCGATGCCCTCGCCGGTCGGGATCAGCCGCTCAGAAATGCCGCTCGAGAGCGTGACCGAGCCGTTATATTCCTCAAAGAGGACGCCCGCGAAGGGGAAAGCCCGACGCATGTCCTCGCGCAGCGGCTGGCCACCAGTGGCCGAGAAGAATTTGTAGGCGTCTTCCGTCTTGGGGTGGCTGATCAGCTTGTCGAAGAACTCGGAGCTGACCAGCGCGTGGGCGGTGGTCATGGTCTCGCCCATCAGATTGTCCTCGATGGCGCGCAGGGTGGTGCGGACTTTCCCCTGGATGTTGGTGCCAGGGGTCCCAAAAACAAAATCAACCGAGATCTGATCAAGGCCGAATTCGGTGAAGTAGTTGTAGAGCGTGGTGCCAGCGCCATCCTTTACGATGCCGCGTAGCGCATTCATCTCCATGTATTCGCGGGTCTGGGCGTGCTTGCGGCGCATCAGTGTCAGCTTGCGGTTCATCACCTCGACCAGCGGATCGGTCGCATCAGAAAGGCCGAGCGCAGGCATCCCCTGAACGTCGGCGGGCAAGATTACGTCGTCATGCGGGATCCACGGCAGGGCAAAAGAACGCATCGAGCGCGCCTCGCGGTTGCCGACGGTGGCGGGCGCGCCGAGCGGCACCGAGGGCAGCAGGCTGAGCACACCCTCGCGTTGTTCGATGACAATAGAGCGTTGGGTGACGCCCTCGAAGCGGAACAGGCCAATCTGGCCAAGGCGAGTGTAGAGGTTGGGCAGGATGTTGATGGCCTGCGTCATCTCGGCCAGCGAATAGCCGCCCACATCAAAGGGGTTGCGGGTGATGGTCATGGGGAACTCCTGTGGAAAGAGGGGAATAAAGGTTGGGCGCGCCAAGCAGTCGGCGCAGGCTTGGAAGGATCAGGCGGTGTCGCGCGCAAGGATCCCGGCTGCTGCCAGTTGGCCGATTTTGGTGATGATCTTGGCACCGTCATCGACGGTAGCGTCGTAAGCGAGCGCCGCCCGCGAGACGATGGCAGGGCCCCGCGCCACGACGATGCCAGTCGCATCGGCCAGCGTGGCGTCGACGGCGTAGAGCAGCACGGCACTAGCGGTCTGCGCGCCATCGCTGCCACCGCTGGTGGCCAGCTTGTATTTGCCGCTGGCGGTGATGCGGCCCAAGATCGAGCCGACCGGATAGGGCATGCCGGCCAAGAGCGTGATGGTCTCGCGGGTGTAATTCGGGTTGACCTCGTACTTGAGGACATCGCCCATGGTCAGGGGTTGGTTGAGGACGGTCATGGTGGCGTTCCTGTGTGAGGGGGCAAAAGGCATCCCCCGCCGGGGCGGTGCGGCGGGGGACAGTCAGGCAATGAAGTGTCGGGTTTTGGTCTGAGAATGGCGGTGGCGTCAGGCCCGGCCGCCTGCTGCAACTGCGCGTTTTGCAGCCGCGACGATCGGGCTTTCCTTCACCTGCGGCCGGACGGGCGAGGGCGGAGCGGCCACAATGTCGCGCGCGTCTGCGGCAGCACTTGCACGCTCAATCACGAGGCGACGCAGGGCTTCGGGGGATGTGCCCTCGCGCAGCGCTTTGGCAGCGTCGATGGTGACACCGAGCCTGCCTGCCTGCGCCGCGATCTCGGCGATCTCTGCCGCGGCTTCACGAAACTGCGCTGACAATTCCACCAGATTGCCCGGTTGCGTTACGGCAGGAGCCGTCGGTGCAGTTGCCGTTTGGGGCGTTGCCGGGGCGGCAGGCGGATCATCAGCCGTGTCTGTATTGCCCTGCTGCGGTTTTGTCGCCTGATCGAGAACGTCCTGTGGGCTGTCGCCGGGATCATGTTCGGTGGCCATGCGTGCCTCCTGTTTGGGGTGGGAAAGGGATGCGCGCTGAGCGCGCGCGGGTGATAGCGCTGGGGTGCGGGTCATCAGTTGCCGGAAGGCCGAAAAGCCGCGCGCAAGGTCGGTCACTTCATCAGCGAGGCCCGCAGCGATGGCATCGGCCCCACGATAGGTCGCGGCCTCAGTCGCCATTGCGGCATCCTGGCTCAGCCGCCCGGCACGACCGGCCGCGACGGTCTCAGTAAAAAGGAACCGCAGCACGTCGATCTCGCGCTGGATGTCGTTCCGGACCTCTGCGGGCAGTGGCTCGTAAGGGTTACCGTCAACCTTGTGGCTGCCAGAATGGATAAGAGTTACCCGCGTCCCGTCCTTATCAAGCTGCCCGCTGAAATCGGCGTGCATCACCACGACCCCGATACTGCCCAGAGCACCGGTGCGCGGCAGCAGGATACGACTTGCCTGACTTGCCAGCGCATAGCCCGCCGAAAAGGCGTGTTCGGCCACAAAAGCCCAGACGGGTTTGGTGGTGCGAATTGCACGAATGCGATCTGCGAGGTCAAAAACACCCGCAACTTCGCCACCAAAACTGTCAATTTCCAATGCGAGGCCGCGCACAGCAGGGTCATTGGCCGCCACTTCGATTTGGGCAGCGATCCCTTCATAGCTGGTCTGGCCCGAGGATTGTCCGATCCAGCCCCCACGATGGATCAGCACGCCAGAGATTTCGATCACGGCGATACCATCCACCACCGGGTAGGGCGCCTCACCATGCTGGTGGAAATCGTTCAGCATCCCACCGGCCAAGATGCTGGCGCGCGCGGGCGGGACGACGGTGCTTTCCAAGGCGCCGTTATCGTCACCAATCTCGACCCGGCGCCCAAGGATGCGCGGTCCAAGGCCTGAGAGAAACGCCATGGCCTTGGAGGGCTCAATCAGCAGCGGCGTATTGAAGGCGCGCGCGGCAATGCGGGCGTGCAGCATCAGGACTGGTCCTTTGTTTGGTTTTGCATTCCCAATCTCCATAAAGTAATGTGATGCAGTGATTTGTAAGGAATAGTGTCATGCAAGAATCAACCGTGACGATCAAAGGCCAGACGACCTTGCCCCGCGATGTCCGGGCAGCACTTGGCCTGACCAGCGGGGACCGGGTGCGTTATGTCATCCTCGACGGCGAGGTCCGCATCCTGAAGGCCCGCTCGGTCAAGGAACTGCGCGGGGTGCTGGCGCGCCCGGATCAGTCCCCCGTGACGCTGGAGGCCATGGACGAGGCCATCGCCAGCGGAGCCGCCGCAAGCATGAGGCCTGATCCGTGATCGCCGTTGATACCAATGTGCTGGTGCGTTTCCTTGTGCAGGACGACGTCGATCAGGCCCGGATTGCGGGCGATATCTTCGACCAGTTGACGGATACTGAGCCTGGCTTTGTCAGCCGCGAGGTGTTGATCGAACTCGTTTGGGTTCTGGAGCGTGCCTATGGCTACGGGCGCGCGCAGATTGCAGGGGCACTGGATGGGTTGTTGTCCTCGACTGAGGTGCGGATTGAGGCGGGTGATGATGTCGGGTCCGCACTGGATCTTTACCGCAATGACGGCTTTGGCTTTGCCGATCTGATGATCGCCGCCGCTGCCCGGCGCGCAGGTGCTGCCGAGCTTGTCACATTCGACCGGAAAGCTGCGAGATTGCCCGGGGTTCGCTTGTTGCAGGGGTAATCATCCCCTTTCCGGCTGGTCCTCTCCTTCGCGCGGACGGTCTTCCGCGTCATCAGTTTCATCTGTCTGGTCGGTGTCGTCGCCTTTGCCCTCATCCTCCCCCGGGCCCGACAAAGCCTGCACGCCTTGCGCGGGTGAGCCGGGGCGGCGGAAGTCGAGGCCCAGCGCGCGTTCGCGGGCGCGTTCCGCCGCGATATCGCGGTCGACTTGTTCTGCGTCATAACCACGCTCGGCGATGGCCTGCGTGCGGGATTTGAGCCCCGCCTCGATCTGAGCGATCTCGGCGTTGGCGTCTTTCAGTGGATCGACCCAGTCCCATTTTGTCGGCAGCCAATCGGTGGCGAGGAGCCGAGCCCGATTGGCCTCATAGCCCGGCAGCGTGAGGGCCCCTGACAACACGGCGGCGTCCATCCAGCGCGCGTAGACAGGACGGCAGAGCTGCCAGACCATCACGGAATGCTGCCAGGCCGAGACGCGGCGGCGGAACTCGATCAGCGCCAGGCGCGAATTCGAGAAGTTCCCCTTCACCATGTCATTGGCGAGATAGGGATAAGGAATGCCCAGTGCCGCCGAGATTTGCAGCAGTGTGCGGTACTGAAATGGCTCGTAAGTGCCGCCGCTGTCGGCAGGCTGACCGATGGTGACATCTTCGCCCGGATCCAGCCGCACAATCTGACCGGGACTGATTTCGACCCCGTCTGACCCATCTTCATCGTCCGGCGCGAGGGGGTTCTCCGGTGCGGGGGATGTCACGAACATCGCATACATCGCCGCGACCTTTTTGCGGTCCAGCTCGGCATCGTCATACTGGTCGAGCAGAAAAAGCTTCACGATGGCGGGAGCCAGCTTTGAGACCCCGCGCAACTGGCCGCCCTCGACCGGATCGATCACATGGATAACCTCGGAGGCGGGCACGCGCACGATCTCGCCCGCGAGCCCCGGATCGGTGCTGTCGCCCGGGTGGCGGCGAAAGAAATGATAGGCCACACGCCGCCCGATCCGGTCGAACTCGATCCCCTGGCGGATGGGATTGCCAGCAGCGGAAATGCCGGTCTGTTCCAGCGGCAGCATCTCTGATGGCAGCATCTGCATCTGCACAGGCACGCTCAGGCCGTCGCCCGCGCGCCGTGGGCGAAAGCGAAAGAACACCTCGCCCGCAAGGAAGACCTCTCGTGCCGCGCGGCGTTGCAACCCGTAGAAATCTGTCAGCCCTTCGGCATCTGCCTCGTCAGTCCAGGCAAGCCAGAGCCGCTGCAATCCCTCTTTGCGGGCGGCATCTGCGATCTTCGAGATCGGCTTTATGCCATCGCCGACGGTATTGGCGGCCCAGCTTTCGACGGCGTTCACGGCATAGCCGTTGTTGCGCACCAGCCAGCGCGCGCGGGCGGTGATGTCGGGCCCGCTGGCTGCGATCAGAGAGTTTACATGGGCGCGGGTCGCCCGAAACCCGCGCAGACGCCGGTGATGCTGGCCTGCGTCAAACCCACCAACAAACGCACCGAGACGCTGCCGCCAGTTCATCACAGATCCTTCGCGGCATAGGGGCGCAGGACGCGGCGGCCGGGTTTTTCCAAGGCCGCAATCCGCCGCTCGATGTCTGATGTCGCCGCCGCCAGTTCTGCGTCCGAGCCATAGGTCACGCTCTTGCCGTCATAACTGACACTGCGCGTGCCGCTGTAGCGCGCGACCAACAGTGCGCTGTGGCGGGATTTAAGGTCATCGAGGGTCATTGGGGATCCATCATTCCATGTATTTGGGCGTGCTGATCTTCCAGCCGCGTCGCCGGGGCGTGGTCACTTGCCCGGCTTGCGGGGTTGTCGGTTTCTCAGGCGTGGCGATCGGCGAGATAGCGACGGTCTCCACCCCGGCCTGTTTCTCCAGCTGCCGCCACATCCGCTCGTCAAAACGGTCAGCCCCAAGGATCCAGGCGGCGGCGCGGGCATAGATCCGTGTATCCAGCGCCTCGTTACGCTCGCGCATCTTTTGCCATTCCTGATGGGCATACCCGCGCTTGTTGCGCACTGTGACGAGCTGTTCAGCTACCAGCTGCTTCAGCCATTCGCTGTCCGCCCAGTCCGGCAGATGGATCGTGCCAGCGGGGGCGGGGGCATCCGGTTCCGACGGCCGCTCAACGCGCAGATAGCGGTAGGTCTCGGCCTTGAATGTCGCCGTGGCCACCGTCCAGAGCCGCGCGCCGCGCTTCAACTTTCGCCCATTAACGGTCGCATCGACGAAGGTCGGCCCCGAGACCGGCGTGGCCCGATTGAAGCCTTCGACCCCTTTCACGGGTGCCACCTGGGCGATTCCCTGCTTGCGCGCCCAAGCACAGACGGCAGCCGACTCGTAGCCGGTGTCGATGGCAAGCTTGGCCAGCGTCATGTTCGCACCCTTTTCATGCGCCCATGTGTGACCAAGAAGTGCTGTCAGCCGGTCCCAGCAGGCTGGATCGTCCGGTCCGCCCGGGATCACGATGTGATCGACAAGCCAGCTTTCAAGGCCACGGCCCCAAGCCCAGACATCGACCTCGATCCGGTCCTTCTGGACGTCTGCCCCGGCTGTGAGGAACAACCCGCCTGCGGGGATCCGCGCCGGGAACGCCCTGCGCCGATCTGCCAACCGCTGCCATTCTGGTGCCTCGCCACTCTCGGTCCAGGTCTCGCCCAGCAGCGTGTTGCGCGCGGCGCGCAGCATCTCGTCCGAGCCTTGGGCCGCGAGCCAGTCGCGCGCGATCTGTTCCCAAGATTTCCAGCCGATCGGCGAATAGAGCGCCGAGAGGTGAAAACCGATGGCGTTGGGGTCTCTTGAGACCGCCGTCGCCCGCCATTCGCCACGTGCCAGCATCTCCGTCTTGTGATGCTCGGCGATGGGGCGTTCGCAGCCCGTGCAAACATAGGCCGCCGTTTCCGGTTGCTCCTTCGCCCAGCGCAGCCGCTCAAAACGCAGCCATTGCCTGTGGTCACAATGCGGGCAGGGAACGAAATACCGTCGCTGGTCGGAGGCTTCGAACTCACGCTCGATGCGGCTCAGCCCCCGGATCGTCGGGGTCGAGACCATGAACACCTTGCGCCGATGTGCAAAGGTGGTGGTGCGGGCCTCGGCTAGCGTGACCGGGTCACCTTCCTCATCCGCTGACGCAGGATAGGCATCAACCTCGTCGAGAAACACATAGCGCGCAGGCATCGAGCGCAGGCCGGTGGCAGAATTTGCGCCGGTCAAGACGAGGATACCGCCGGGAAACTCCTTGGACAGCATCGAATTGCCCGCGTCGCGCGAGCGGGCGGGGCTCACTTGCTCTTTAAGGGCCGGGCTGTCTTCGATCAGTGGGTCAATCCGACCGCGCGAGGTGCGTTTTGCCATCTCCAAAGTGGGCAGCACGGCAAGCATCGGCCCGGGCGCATGGTGAATGACAAAGCCGATCCAGTTGTTGCCAGCCTCGGTCGCGCCGACTTGCGCTGCCTTCATGAACGTCACCCGCTGCGCTGGGTGGCTGGGCGACAGGGCATCCATGATCTCGCGCAGATATGGCGTGCGTGCGGTACGGTACTGACCGGGCTCAGCGGAGGCCCGCGACGACAACTTGCGATGCGCATCGGCCCACTGCGACACCGTCAGGTCCGGATCAGGGCGGATCCCGCGCCGCCAGTGCCGCAAGATATCCTCGGCGCCGTCAAAGGCGAGATCGAGGCCGTCGGTTAGATCGCCGTCGTTTAGATCGTGGTCGTGTTCTAGCCCTTCGCTTGCGCTCCGGGCATTCGTTCCTCGCAAAGGTCCACCGGACCTTTGCGTTTCGTTATCACGAAACCGGTCCTCATCATGCAAGCGAGACCCTGAGGTCGGCCAAGGCGGTGAGCTGCTCTCGGACATGGGTTTCCAGCGCCCTCTGCAGGATCGCAGTCTCGATCGTCACGGGCACGCCCGATGCCTTCTCCATCTCTGCGGATATTTGTGCGGCCATGAGGGCGGCCACCCGGGTGGGCCAGGTGACCCAGACATCGCGCTCCTGACGCGCAAGGCGAAACACCAGCGTCTCTGCCCGTGCGCGGTCGACAAGAACGCCCTTTTTCTTCTGGATCGAGAGCTGGCGTTCCTGCGCCTGATAAACCGTCAACGCGGTCCGCGCCTTAAGATAGGAGGTGCTGTCGCCCGGTCCTGAGACCGCATTCCCATCGCTGCTGGCACCGCCGCTGCCCGCAAAGCCACCCCGGGACCGCATTTGCTGATCAGGATCTGTCATCGCGACCCTGCGCGCATCCGAGGCGGCCACGTTGATCGATCCGTCGGCGAAAAGTACCAAACGGCCGGTCTTGCGCGCCTTTTGCAAGGCCCCGCGCGACAGGCCGGAATGGGTCGCATAGGCGCGCTCAGATATACCTTCCATGGCGCTTTGAATAACCTCAACATATTGAAAATAAATAGGAAAAACTGCCTATTTGAGTTGATTACACTTCCGGACAGAGCGATTCATGGTGTCAGAAAGCGGTTGCATCGCACCTCGCACACAAGGATCGGAGACAGCCATGCGCGCACAAGAGAAGATGGGACACAGCTCGATGAGCGAAGGGTGGAGAGACCACACCAGCCCCGCGCAGGAGCGGGTGAACTGGGTGATGGACGAAGTGATGTCCGGGCGGATGAGCCAGGCCGACGGGATGGCCGAGATGGCACGCGCCCAAGAGATGATGCGCGAGGAAGCCCGCGCGCGGACCACTCACCCCGAACATCGCTGGGAGGAGTGAGCATGGCGCGCCGCAAAGCCAATCCGACCGCCGCCCGCGATGCCCTGATCTTTGAGATCGCCCAGCGCCACCTCTTTCTCGAAACCTTGGAGACCCGCAACCGCGACCGGCTTGATTTCCACGACACCGCCGTCTGGGCGATCCGTTCCGCGTTGGTCGCCGCCTATGAGGCCGGACGCCGCTCCGCTGAAACCACCACACCCCAATCCTGACAGGACACGATCATGGCCATCGCCACCACCGCCGACACGACACGCATCTTTATCGACCGCAGCCGCTTCATTGAGGCCATGAGCGTGACCACGCTGCAGAACCACTTCAATGACCTCAACCTGAATTCCGAGGTCTTCGAGATGGCGGGGCGGGTCGGGATCGACTGCCTCACCATTGAGTTGGCCGATGTCGTCCCCGTCCTGAAACAGCACGGGCTCATCTGAGCCCGTGCGAAACCCGCAACACGGAGACACTCATGAGCACGCGCGCGCAGATCGCTATCGAAGTTAGGCCCGGGGAATGGGCCCACATTTATTGCCACTACGACGGCTATCCTCGCCACATGCTGCCCGCGTTGGCGCCTTGGACGCTCGAAGATATCCTCGCCGCCAAGGAAATCCGGCAAGTTCGCGCCGACAAGATCGAGGCATTCGAGACGCCCCGCGAACCGCTGGTCCTGTCGCGCCCGACCTGCCAGTTCTGCCACCTCTACATCTGGCAGGACGGCGCTTGGGCCGAGATCATTCCCGACCCCTGCGAAAGGCCCCTGCCATGACTCTGCCTCCCAACTGCCTGCCCGAAGGCGAGGCTCTCGTAGATCTAGCGCGCCGCGAGTGTGCCATCGGTTTTGAATTGCGCTTTTGCCGCAGCGTCGCTGTCTCGCCCGGCCACCGCGACACCATCATTTGCGATCCGCCCGAAGCGGAGTTTGCCACGCTTTTCGCCCTGACAGATCTGGGCGAGGCCATCGCCATCCATGATGTGGACCTCTCCAGCGCAGGGGCGGACGAGGTGGCCGTCGTCGCCCGCGCGCTGTTTGTCGCCATGACCAACGCGCGGCGCGATCCACCCGACGCAGCACAACGACACGAGGCCGAACAGGCGGCGCTGACCGGTTTCCACCAGGTATACTGATCATAAAGCAATGATATTGCTCGTTATTATCTACACTAACCGCCCCGCCAGAGCGATTGTGATTACACGAAAACGATGCAACTCACCGAAGGATGACCAAGCCATGACCACCCGCCGCGCCAACGCTTCTAACGACAAAGCCCTCGACGCCTTCATGACCACCAAGGTCCAGATTGACGCGATGCTGGCGCGCTTGACGGCCCTGAGCGATGACCATTTCAACACCCATCCCGACGAGATCAACTGGGGCAACGTTGGCACCCTGAACCACTATGCCAGCCTGCTGCGCCAGATCACCGACAGCGCCTTCAAGGAGGGCGAACATGCCGCGTAATCCTGCCCAGCGTCACCAGATCGAACAGGAGTCCGTCATGCCGAAACTTACCGACACCCAGACCATCATCCTGAGCGCGGGGGCCCAGCGCCCCGACAACATCGCCCTGCCGCTGCCTAAAGGGCTGGCGGGTGCGGCGGCGAAGATGGCTGTCACCAAAATGATCGCACATGGCTGGCTGCAAGAGGTCGACGCCAACCTGCGGCGCGGCGAGCCGATGTGGCGCGAAACTGGCGATGGCCATGGCACCACGCTGATGGTGACCGATGCGGGGCTGCTTGCCATCGGGATTGAGCCGGTGGCGGACCCGCAGCCGACCGCAGCGGAGACGCCGAAACTGGTCAATATCCGCGCAGGCACCAAGCAGGCCCAGATCATTGCGCTGCTGCAGCGCCCCGAAGGTGCGGCGATCACCGAAATCGTGGCCGAAACTGGCTGGATGGCCCATTCGGTGCGCGGCATGATCTCCGGGGCGCTGAAAAAGAAGCTGGGCCTTCCCATTGCCGCTGAAAAGGTCGATGGCAGAGGCACTGTTTACAAGCTGGACGCGGCCTGACGCCCTGCGTCGCCGCAAGGGTCAGCTGCGATGTGGACGAGTGCACCGGCGTTCGAACAGGCGGCGAAGGGTGTAACTGCGCAGCAAGGAGATACCCACGAAGATCGCGCCGATGGCGAGGTTCTCGCCCAAGCTCGTATGCAGCCCGAACCATGGGAACACCACGATCTGCGTTGCCATTGCCAGCCCGTAGCCCACAGTTACATTGGTAATGGCCTCGATCAGCGACATGCGGCGCGACTGGGTCATATCACCGGACCCAGAATCTGAAATTCATCTCGGATGACCTTGGCGGTCTCGGTCGCCTGCAATTCATTGAACACGCGCGCAGCAATGCGGCCCACATTCACGATGATGCAGGCGTTCTCGTTTGGCGCGATCAGCAGCTCCTCGTACTCGGTATGGCGCAGGAACTCACACGGGGCCTCAAAGGTGAGGTGGTCGTCACTCGGGCGGATCAGCCAAAGCACGCCGGCGCAATCATCCGGCGCGTCGATCCGACCCTGCAGAAACGGTGACAGGTGTTCTTGCACCAGCCCGAATGCGACAGACGGACCAAAGCCGAGCTTGCGCAGGTCCTGTGCCGCCGCAACCGCCACAACATCTCTCCAGCTATACCAGCGCGGCTTTCCGGGCTTTGGCGTGTCTTCCGGCCGAAAGTCGTTCCGGGATATGGCTTGGTTCAGGTCCGCGCGTGTGATCGGAATGGTCCGTATGAGGTCGGCGTTTCGCCAGATTGGGACGTCGATAATCATTTCTGTCGTGTCTCCCTGCCAATGGTGGTCTCGTTACGATTTTCCAGCTGTGCCTTTCGCCCCGTCGCCATCTCCCACCGCCGCATGGCCACGTCGCAATAAACCGGGTCCAGTTCCATCGCGAAGCAGCGCCGCCCAGCGCGTTCGGCGGCGATGATCTGGGTGCCAGAGCCGCAGAACGGTTCATAGATCAGGTCGTTGGCATTGCTGAACGCTGTCAACACAGCCTCGACCAGCGCCACCGGGAACACCGCCGGGTGCGATCCGGCTGCGCCCAGCCCGCCCTTATGTCGCATGATGCGAAAGACGCTGTCGGGAATGCGGTGGCTTTGGATCGCGTTGCCGCTGCCGGTCTTGGCGTGGACGGTGCCGTCGGCCCCGCGCAGCCCACCGCCGCCGAGGGTTTCGCCCGCGTGCTTGGACGGCACGGTCTTGTGCGGTTTGCGGGGTGCGCGGTTGAAGTGGAAAATGAACTCGTGCGACGGGGCCAAGCGGCCGTTCCAGTCGCCCGGCAGACCCGGGCCCTGATCCCAGACATACCAACCAAAGCGTCGCCAGCCAGATGCGCGCATCCATTCGACCCATCCTTCCCAATAGGGCTGCCATTCACTGTCGCGGTGCACGAGGCCAAGGTTGACCAAGACCTGCGCCTCGGCAGTGACCGGTGCTGCGGCGAAAACGCACTGCATCAGCGCATCCCAATCCCCGACCTTTTCCTTGGCCGCGCCATAGTCGCGCTGCTGGGCGTAGGGTGGCGAAGTGAACATCAGCGTCGCCTGTTCGCTTTGCATCAGCCTGGCGACAGCAGTTGGATCAGTGGCGTCGCCGCAGCACAGCCGATGCTTGCCCAGCGCCCAGATGTCGCCCGGCTTGGTGATGGGTTCTGCGGGCGGGTCCGGGATCACATCGGCCGCATCGTCAGAAATCGCCGATCGGTCGTCGGCGTCGGCCAGCAAAGCGTCCAGCTCATCCTCGGGGATCCCGATCAGCCGGAGGTCGAAATCCTCGGCCAGCAGCGCCTGCAATTCCTGCAAGAGCAGGGCCTCGTCCCAGCCGCCCAACTCGGTCAGCTTATTGTCGGCGATGCGATAGGCCCGGCGCTGCGCCTCGGTCAGATGGCCCAGAATGATGACCGGTGCCTCCGTCAGCCCAAGATGGGCCGCCGCCAGGACGCGACCGTGGCCAGCAATCAACTCCCCATCAGCACCCACAAGCACCGGTACTGTCCAGCCGAACTCGGCCATGCTGGCGGCGATCTTGGCAACCTGATCGGTATCGTGGGTCTTGGCATTGCGGGCGTAAGGCTTCAGCCGGGCGAGGGGCCAATGTTCGATCCGGCCCGGCAGGAGGGACGCGTTCATGCCCCCCGCCTCTTGGCCTTCAGGTCGGCGAAGGTTTCACCGGTTTCGGCTAGGACAGCGTTTGCGCCGGTGAACTGCTGCCAGCGCTCGATGGCCACATCGATGTAGGCCGGGTTCAGTTCGATCCCAAAACAGACGCGGCCTGTGGTTTCTGCGGCGATCAGCGTGGTGCCGGATCCCATGAACGGCTCAAACACCGCCTGACCGGGGCTGGAATTGTTCAGGATCGGGCGGCGCATGCATTCCACCGGCTTCTGTGTGCCGTGGATAGTGGCGGCGTCCTGATCCTTGCCGGAAATGTGCCAGAGCGTGGTTTGTTTCCGGTCTCCGGCCCAATGGCCCTTGCCGGTCTTTTTGACGGCATACCAGCACGGTTCGTGCTGCCAATGGTAATCACCACGGCTCAAAACCAGACGATCTTTAGCCCAGATGATCTGCGACCTCACCGCGAAACCCGCAGCTATAAGGCTTTCGGCCACCGTCGAGGAATGCAGTGCGCCGTGCCAAACGTAGGCCACGTCGCCGGGGAATAGCGCCCACGCTTCGCGCCAATCGGCCCGGTCATCGTTCAGCACCTTGCCTGTGCGCTTGGTCTTGGCCGCCCCAGCCTGGTTGCGCCAGCTTGGGTCGTATTCCACACCGTAGGGCGGGTCGGTCACCATCAGCAGCGGCCGCACGTCGCCCAGCAGCCGCTCGACCACATCGGCCGAGGTGCTGTCACCGCAGATCAGGCGGTGCGACCCTAGCTGCCAAAGGTCGCCCGGGACCGACACTGGCGTGACCGGCGGTTCGGGAATGTCATCCTCGCCCTCGACCACCCCGCCATCCACTTGATCCGGATCGCGCAGCAAAGCATCCAGATCCTCGTCGGTGATGCCCAGCAGTGACAGGTCGAAATCCTCGGCCAGTAGCCCCGCGATCTCGTCACGCAGCATGGCCTCATCCCAATCGCCGAGCTCGGTCAATTTGTTGTCGGCGATCCGGTAAGCCCGGCGCTCTGCCTCGTCGAGGTGGCTGAGCCGGATCACCGGCACGTCTTTCAGCCCCAGCATCGCCGCCGCCAACACCCGGCCATGCCCCGCGATCAGCTCGCCATCTTCCGCCACCATGCAGGGCACGGTCCAGCCGAACTTCGCCATGCTGGCCGCGATTTTGGCGACCTGGTCGGTGCCGTGGATCTTGGCATTGCGGGCATAGGGGCGCAGCCGGTCGAGAGGCCACGTCTCAATCTGGCTCGGTGTAAAGACCAAGTCCAT